GTGACACGTACTCTGGACCGTAGAGGCATGGTATATATGACCTTTACACCAGAACATGGGATGACAGAGACAGTTGCATCCTTTATGAACAACCTTCAGCCTGGTCAATCCCTAATAAATGCAACCTGGGATGACGCATCTGAGAAAGTAATGTCGCAGGCAGGACAGAAAGGACATCTGAATGAGGATGTTATGCGGCAGATTCTATCCTCATATAGTCCTCACGAACGTGAAATGAGGCGATATGGCAGACCATCCATTGGTTCTGGCCTTATCTTCCCCATTAATGAAGAGAAATTAATGATTGATCCTATTAATTTGGAGGATCATTGGCCCAGAATAGCCGCAATAGACTTTGGATGGGATCATCCCACGGCAGTTGTTTGGTGTGCTATCGACCGTGAGGAGGAAACCTTCTATGTCTACGATTGTTACCGTATGTCAAAGGCATCGCCGTCAGTTCATTCCCAAACTATACGGACTAGACCCAATTTTATCCCCATTGCTTATCCCCATGATGGCAATCGACGAGACTCTATGGGCAATCCTGGTCTTGCTGACCAGTACCGTAACTTAGGTTGTAATGTACTACTAGATCATTTTACCAATCCACCTGCTTTGGGCGAGAATAAAGGTGGTAATAGTGTTGAGGAAGGGCTTATGGCTATGATCCAAGACATGGAGAATGGCAAGTTTAAGGTATTTTCTACGCTTCCAAACTGGTTTGAGGAGTTCAGAATGTATCATAGGAAGGGTGGAAAAGTGGTTGCCTTCAGGGATGATCTCATGTCTGCAACACGTTATGCCTTTCAATCACAAAGATTTGCCGTGTCAGGTAAAGATCCAACATGGACAAAGGATATAAAGTACGGAAATTATGGCATCATCTAAAAGAATATCGGACCCGGAACTGGTACAGAGAGTAAACAGTGAAATATCTGCTGCTCTTGGCTACCATGACACCATCAATGAACAGCGTGAGTTGGCGATGGAGTATTACTATGGGCTGCCGTTTGGGAACGAAGTTGAGGGGAGAAGCCAGTATGTAGATTCTTCTGTCATGGATACTGTTGAATGGATAAAACCATCCCTAATGAGAGTATTTGCCAGTGGCGAGGAGATGGTAAAGTTTAATCCGGTTGGTCCTGAAGATGTAGAGACTGCCGAACAAGCTACAGACTATGTGAACTATGTTTTCACCAAGGATAATCCAGGCTGGGAAATTCTTTACAGTTGGTTTACAGATGCTTTACTACAGAAGAATGGTATTGTAAAGTGTTGGTGGGATGAGTATGAGGACTGGAATAGGGAAGAATAGAAGAATGGTATTGTAAAGTGTTGGTGGGATGAGTATGAGGACTGGAATAGGGAAGAATATAATGGTCTTGACGACCAGGAATTCAACGCGCTTATAATGAGTCCCAATGTAGACGTGGTTGAACACACACCTCATTCAGATGAGTATGGTGCAAAGCATGACGTAGTTATTTCACGCAAGGCTTATGTCGGCAAGGTAAAGATAGAGAACGTACCTCCAGAAGAATTCTTAATCTCCAGGGAAGCTAAGACAATAGAGGATGCGCGATTTACTTGCCATAGAGTATTAAAGACTCTATCTGAACTAAGGATTATGTATCCAGATGAAGATCTTGATCCAACTGACCTTGGCAGTGGACAGGAGGATTCCCTCGCTTGGCAACAAGACCTGGCGCGATTTCAGTATGATGAGACTGTAGGGGTACCGTGGACGAGCGGCGCGATAACCTCAGATGATGAGAGTCTTACTACTTACTGGCTGCACGAATCCTTCATGCGAATAGACTATGATGGGGATGGTATCGCAGAACTCAGGAAGGTATGTTCTGTAGGCCAGAAGGTGCTTGCAAACGAAGAGATAGACCGCATACCATTCATAAGCATTACCCCGATAAAGATTCCGCACAAGTTCTTTGGCCTATCCATAGCCGATCTTGTTCTTGATATTCAAAAGATTAAGAGTATCCTGATGCGTAATCTTATGGACAATATGTACAACCAGAACTTTGGTCGGTACGCAGTCCTTGAAGGTCAAGCGAACTTAGATGATCTCTTGACGCAACGCCCAGGCGGTATAGTCAGAGTCAAGTCACCGAATGCTATTACGCCTTTGGCAACTCCACAGTTGGAACAATCATCCTTCTCAATGCTTGACTACCTTGACCAACTGAGGGAGTCCAGAAGTGGTGTGACCAAGTATAGCCAGGGCTTAAATGAAAATGCTTTAACATCTCATACTACGGCTACTGCCGTTGCCGCAACTATGACGGCAGCGCAGTCAAGGGTAGAGTTGATTGCAAGATGCTTTGCTGAGACTGGTGTTAAAGAATTGATGAGAAATATTTACGAACTTGTTTTAAAGAATCAGGACCATGAACGTGTGGTGATGTTAAGAAACAAGTGGGTTCCTGTCCGACCTGATATGTGGCGCGACAAAATGGACTGTACTGTTTCTGTAGGGATCGGGAATGGTAATAGAGATCAACAGCTTATGCACCTCTCAACGATGTTACAGTTTGCTGGTGAGGCAATGCGCGGCGGGTTGAAGATAGTCAATGAAAAGAATATGTACAACATGGGAGCAGCCCTTATCAAGAACATGGGATTCCAGAATGTTGATGACTTCCTGACTAACCCAGACACAGTGGAATCACAGCCTGATCCCAAAGAACAGATGGAACAGGCAGAACTACAACTAAAGCAGAAAGAATTGGAAATCAAGGCAGCCGATATACAAGTTAAGATACGGAAAATGGAGCAGGAAGCAGCGAAGGATGCTGTAGATGCTCAGTTGAAAGTAGCTGAACTAAACCTAGAAGCAACACAAAATAGGCCGGTAGCAATTGGATAAAGAATTAAGAGAAGCAAGAGCAAAAAATCTACTTTCTGATGAATTGTTTATTGAAGCGTTTGAAACGCTTTCAAAAGATATCTTAGATGCCTGGCATGGTTCCAGCATCCACGATACAGAAGCCAGGGAAAGTCTCTGGCTATCCCTACGACTCCTCGATCGGATACGCCTTCATCTAACCAGTATTGTTGAAACTGGAGAGATGGCGAAGAAACTTGAGGAATATCAATTATAGGAGTAAAAAATGGCGGACACTCAAGAGAATCCCCAACCCGTAGTACAAAATCCTAACCTCAGCCAAGATAGTTTGGCTGTAGCGCAGGACGCAATTTTTGGATTACTGAACTCACAAGAGCAACCAGACCAAGAGGAGCAATCGTCTGAAGTAACTGAAGACGTAGAAACATCTAATGAAGCACCTAAAGAAACTGAAGAAGTCCAAGAAGAAGAATCTGAGGATGTTGATAATGATGAATCTGAAGAATCCCAGGAGGAAGAAGTTGAAGATGAGGACGAAACGGAATCCACTGTCTATACTGTAAAGGTAAATGGACAAGATGTGGAAGTCTCCGAAGAAGAACTTATCAAAGGCTACTCCCGCCAACAGGATTATACTCAAAAAACGCAACAGTTAGCTGAATACAAGAGGCAGATGGATGCTGCTGCCGGACAGATGCAGCAAGAAATCACTCAAACTCAGCAGATGCGTTCTCAATATGTTGAAGCCTTAGCTACAGCTATTGATACTAACTACGCACATCTCCAACAGTTTGCGAATGTTGATTGGGATCGGCTTAAAACTGAAAACCGTGAAGAATATCTGACCAAGCGTGATGATTATCGTCAAGCGCAAGAACAGATCGATCAGTTAAAGTCAAAGGCCAACGAAGCCCATCAGCAGCAGCAACAGGAAATGTCGGTGCAACACCAACAAATACTACAGGAAGAGCATTCCAAGATGGTAAGTATATTACCAGAATGGGCTGAACCTGATAAGCAAAGAGCTATAGCGAAAACCGTATCGGAATTCGCCTTGAGTAAAGGTTATACTCAAGAAGAACTAGCGCAATTGGTAGACCATCGCTCAATCCTTGTCCTTATGCAGGCCAAGGCTTATGAAGATATGACAAAGAAACAGCATGAAGTCCGTGCTAAGAAAGTCAAGAATAAGCCAAGGGTTATAACGACAAAGGCAAAACGTAGTAAGTCAGAAAACAGCGCAGGTAAACGTAAAGAGAAAATGAAACGTCTACAGTCAACAGGTCACGTCGATGACGCAGCTTCGTTGCTGGAAGATTTATTTAAATCTCAATAAAGGAGATACCTTATGGCTATTGCCGCAAATACGTCACTGACTTATTCGTCAGTGCAGATTCGTGAACAGCTATCTGATATCATCTACAATATTGCTCCTCTGGATACCCCATTTTTTAGTGGATGTAGCCGTGAGAAAGCTGAGAATACTCTCTATCAATGGCAGACAGATACCATTGGTGCAGGTTCCGCGAACCGCGTCATAGAAGGCGACGATTCACCGGCATCTGTAGCTAGAGCATTGCCCACACTTTTGAACAATCTGACGCAGATTAGTACCTACGTCGTTCAAACGTCAGGCACGGATGATGCAGTTAATTATGCTGGACACGGTAAACACCAAGCATACCGCCTTGCAAAGCGTGGTAAGCAGATGAAACGCGATTTGGAATCTATGCTATCCCAAAATATCGCTAAAGTAACGGGTAATGCAACAACTGCCCGAATCTCTGCTGGGCTACCAACTTGGTTAGCAACCAACTACGTGTCGATGAATCCAAGTTCTGGATCACCGGCAGCAGCAGCTGGTACTGGCGCTAACACAATGACAGAAGCCTCTGCTACTGCTTCCATTACGGAAGCCGGTATCAAGAATGTCATACTTGATGCATACTCCGCTGGTGGTACTCCTGATATGATTTTATGCCCGTCTGCTATTAAACAGGCAATATCAGGTTTGTCATCTAATGCTGGTCCCGGATACGCCATTCGCAATGAAGTGAAAGGCAAAGGTCCGGCTACTGCTGTAAATGCAGTTGATGTTTATGTCTCCGACTTCGGTACGTACAAAATCGTACCTGATCGGAACCTTAACAGCACTGAGCATGTCTTTTTCTTAGATATGGATTTCTGGGGCTTGCAGGTCCTGCGTGATTTCCAGACCGTTGATCTCGCCAAAACTGGTGACTCAACCAAACAGATGCTTCTGTTTGAAGCTGGTCTTGTTTCTAAGAACGAGAAGTCTAGTGGCATCCTCGCTGATTGCAAAGCGTAATAACTAAGGAAGGGGGAGGGGAAACTCTCCCCCAACTTTATATGAAAAATAAAGAACTTGAAAAAGCCGCAGAAAAAATGTTGAAGGGTAAAGCCCCTAAAGCAAAGCCTGAGCCAAAAGAGCCAACAGATGCTATGGGTTGGTTAAAGAAGGCTTATATCGACCATGATCCAGCTGATGGTGCGCCCAAGGTGGGAGGTGTTGGTTATGTCTGATAAGGCTATACTAGATAAAAGTCATGGTCGTCAGACCGATATGCACTTTAATGATGCAGAAGGCACCTTTATCTTTAATACGCATGAGCAGGCGACACCTCTTCTTGATGAGAATAAGCGCAAGTATAATGAGTACGGGAATAAACTAACCCCAGGAAAGAGAGGTGAATGGCATCATGCAGCTTCGATTCCCGCAACGATTTGGGAAAAATGGATAAAGGAAACTAACGGTGAGATCCAAAAAGATTCAAAACTGTTGGCTCGGTATCTGAATGATCCTGACAATAAGTATTTTAAGACAGCACCCACCAACATATAGGTGAATGATATGATTGATATTAGCAATGTTTGGCATCCACTAACTACGCATACATTATCTGCGACTACATCCAGTGGCGCAACCAGAACATCTGCATTTGCAACCCAAATACAGTCTGTCATGGTAACCGCTACTGCTGCATGTTTTATTCAGTTTGATACTACACCGACAGCTACTGTAGCCGCTTCTGTGTATGTTGCAGCTGGCACACCTTACTTCTTTAGAGTAAGCGAGGTAGATAAGTGTGCAGCAATTACTGGGTCAGGTACGGCATCGGTTTATGTTACTGAACTGAGCAGGTAGTTATGGCAATTAATAGTTACTCAACTCTCCAAACAGCGGTGAGTAACTGGTTGGACAGGGATGACCTGGCTGATCGGATACCGGAGTTTATTTCTTTAGCCGAAGCAACATTCAATAGGGTGTTGCGAATTCGCGCTATGGAGACTACGTTAGCCGACACAACTCCCAGTGGATCGAAAGAAGATGCACTGCCTACCGGGTATCTACAGTTGCGGGAGATACACCTTACAACCAGTCCTATAGTATCATTATCCTACATTACCCCAGAGATAATGTATAGGATAAGGTCTGGAAGCACATCGGGAAAACCAACCAATTATACCATACTTGGGGATAATATATTGTTTGGTCCTACCCCAGATAGTGCATATAGTTACAGTATAACTTATTATAAGGCGTTTGATCCACTTAGCGATGTTGCGCCAACAAACTGGTTAGTATTAAACGCACCTGATCTTTACCTTTACGGTACGCTTCTCCAGGCCGAACCCTTCCTGATGAACGATGAGCGAGTTCCATTATGGGAAAGGGGTGTTCGACAGGTTATAGGTGATCTACAACAGCAAGATGATAAAGACAGGCATTCAGGCTCTGAGATGAGAGTGATGAATACTTCTGGGTACTTTTGAGGAATAAGGCATGCCACTAGAAACAGGAAATTATATAAGCGCACTTGTCAAAACATATCCACTTTCCAGTGATAATGTGTCAGAGGGTGAAAACCACCTGCAATTAATCAAGAAGATTCTAAAACAGAATTTTCCGGTGGGTACGAATGAGGTTGGACCGGATCAAGCAGTACAGGTTCTTATAGCTAAATCGTCAGCACCTACCATAGATACCAGCGCATCTGGTCATGCTGCCAGGGCTATGGGCCTTCTATGGCTAGACACTACAACTAACTTACTGAAGATAAGAAACCAGGCTAACGATGCTTGGATTACCCTAGCTATTGATCCTGAGACATCTAATTCAGTAGATGTTAATGCAGGAACTATTGATGGTGCTGTGATCGGTGGAAATTCGGCGGCTGCTATTACAGGTACAACGGTATCAGCAAGCACCTCAGTAAATCTGTTGGAAGATGCTACCGTCATTTTTGAGGGAGCTACTGATGACACCTATGAAACTACGCTGAGTGTCGTAGACCCAACAGCAGATAGAACAGTATCATTGCCAAACGCAACAGATACTCTGGTTGGTAAGGCGACCACTGACACCCTTACAAATAAGACGCTGACTACCCCAACACTGACAAGCCCAGTTGTTAATACCGGCATTTCCGGTACAGCTGTTCTTGATAGTGATACCATGTCTGGTGTAAGTGCTACAACGATCTCAACCTCTGAATCAATCAAGGCTTATGTAGATGCTACAGTTACTGGCGAAGACCTTGACATAATCACAGATTCTGGTACTATAGACATTGATCTGGATTCTGAAAGTCTGACAGTTGCGGGGGGATCAGGCCTTAGTAGTTCAGCAACAGGAACAACCGTAACTATAGCAGGGGATGATGCCAGCACATCAGCAAAAGGTGTTGCATCCTTCTCCTCTGATAACTTTGGGGTAACCTCTGGTGCGGTAACAATTAAAGATGCTGGTGTTGCTGATGCAGAGTTAGC